TGTACCTGTATAGTTTATTCTAGATAAAGCAGGGATTAATAGAGGATTAAATGTTGCATCGTTTGGATATCTTGCTGTTGCCATTATCTACCTCTCATCGCTTTTCTTACTTTACCGTTGTTTTCAATATCTTTTACTACAAGATCAATAATAAGTTGTCCCATATCATTTCTGACTGTTGAAGATTCAACCTGTTGTGCAGTGCCATTATTTTGTACATTGACTGTAACTGGAGGAGTTTGTCCGTTCATTTTACCTGTTGCATTTAACTGATTAAGGGCAGAACCTCCAATAGCTTTTGCAGCTGGCTTACGAATCACAAACTCGCCTGGTTCTAACAAAGCAGGAACTCTGTCGCGAAGAGTATTTACAGGTCCTCCTTTTGCAAAACGCATAATACCACCATAAGGATCTACTTTACCACCACCAGCAAAACCAAATGATGCTGCAGCCTTTTGTGCCATAATACGAATAAACATTTCAAGAAATGCTGCAATAATAGCCTTTTTAAAGTCGCCTGTAGCAGCGAGCACACCTGCAAAAGCAGCAATGGTAGTGCCTTTTACATTTTCCATAATTCCTGAAACTCCTGAATTAATTTCTGCTCCAATCTCTTTAACACCTCTCTGCCCATCACCAGCAGCACCTGATTGAAGAGCTTGTGTTTTAGTAGCTGAACCATCTTCTGATTTAGATTTTATCAAAGCTGTAGTAAACTTGTCTTTTGCTTTATCAACATAAGAAATGACTAAATCTTTGATTGGTTCATTGATTAGATTGTCAATAAAGGCTTGTTGAATATCTAAAAGAAGATTAACAAATAAAGTTTTCACTCCTTCTCTGAATGTTTTTGTGGTAAGAGTACCTTCATTAATAGCTTTAAAGAAATCATTTACTGAACCAGTTAAAGTACCAGAAATACTAGACTTCAAATCATTAGCAATGTTAGTAATTAAATCAAACTCTTCTTTTAACTGACGAACTTTTTCTTCGTGATTTAATAATTCAAGAGCTGCCTCTTTATCAAGGTTCTTGATAATATTATCAAACAGTTGTTTTTCTATATCTTGTTCAATTGCTATATTAGCTAATTTTTTTACAATAAGATCATTAGCATTTTTAATATCATTTATTGCAGCTTGATTTTTTTCTGATCTTAGTTGGTTTTGTAAGTCTCTTTCTTTTTCAATTAATGCAGTTACCTCATCATATAAAGATATTTTTTTATTTAACTCATCTCTAGTAATTTCGCTTTGAGCTTTTGAGTTTTTAACTTGAAGTTTATAAGTATCCATAATACCGTCTTTAGCATCTTTAATATACTCATCTAAACTTTGTCCTCCAATATCAAGACTGATTTTACCTATGTCTGGAAGTTCAACTTCTTTTATTATACCGATAGCTTTTAAAAGTCCATTAATTATATCTGACTCAGCTTCAATTAATTTTTTTCTACCTTCTAAGTAGCTTTTTGCTAATTCTATTTCTCCTTTTAGTAAAGAATAGTTTGCCTCAACTAATTTTAGTTCTGCTAATCTGTTATCTTTATCTGCTTCGATTTTAGCAAGGTTGATTTTTTCTTGAGTATTTAATACACTTATTTGCAATTCAAGAGCCCTTCTTTCGTTTGCTCTTTTCTTATCTTCTAGTTCTTGTAAAGGAAGAATTATTTTATTATATTCAAAATTATTTTCTTTTCTCAATGCTGCAATTTTTTCATCATTAATGTCTTTTTCTGCTTGTAACATTTCCATTCGATTACTGAGTTCAACTTTTTTCACATCATACTCAAACTGAGCAATAGCACGTCTTCTTTCAATATCATTAAGATTATTTTGATTTTCTACCTCTAATAGTTTCATTCTAGCATTAAACTGATTTTGAGAAGTAGAAGTAGCAGCCTTTTCAACTTCTATTCTAGCATTTAAAAGCGCTTTTTGATCATCTAATTCGCTAGTAATTTGTGTACCCTCTAGCTGTGCTCTTGCTAGCTTACTTTGCAAAGACTCTCTTTCTTGGTCAAGTTGTAGTAAATTTTTATACTGTTCTAACTCTTTTACTCCTGCTTGATTTCTTGCTTTTTGTAGCTCTAAAGAAATTTTTTCTCTATTAATACGCTGAATTCTTACATCTAATAATTCTTTTTCAAGTTTATTTTGAGATACAAGCGCATTTACAGCAATTAATTTGTTTTGAAGTTTTAGAGCGTCAATCTGTTGTTTCATCTGTATAGCTCTTTTTTCTTCTATTAGTCTAATCTTTTCTAGTTTTGCAGGTAATTGAATAATAATACCTGCTTGAGCTTTAAGGGCTGCAATACCAGCCTGATAAATATTAACTGTATCGCCATTTAAATTTTTACCTTTTTTCTGTTCATCATTTAAAGTATTAAAAGCATCAATAGTTTGTTGTAAGTACTTAACTCTATTAGCCTGTTGTTCTGCGGCATTTTTAGCTAGAGAACCGTCTATTCCTAAAACACCTTGAGCAATAGCAGTATCGACTGCTCTAATTTCTTTAGAAAAAGATTCTCTAAATGTTTTTAAGTTTTTTTCCGCTGCTAATAGTTTCTCAGTTTCTTTACTTTGTGTTTGTATTCTATAAGTTAAAAATAGAATACTTTCTGCTAATGCTTTATTTTGTCCACCAGCAGCTTTTTGAGCTTCTTCTAATTCTTTTAATATATTTTTATATCCTAAAAGAGTTTTTGCTGATTTCTCAGCAGTAATAGTTCCTGCATTAAAGGCATCATCATAAGTAGTTTTAAGATTCGCTAGTTTAGCTTCAGAATCGAATACTACTTCACCAAATTCTGTAAATCTAGCTACTCCGTCTTGTCCAACCTGTCCTATTGATTCACCTAATATTAGAATTTCTCCAGAAGCCTCTCTAGACAATCTACCAGCGTCTTTTATTTTTATAATAGCAGCAGCGAAAGCTTTTTCTGATAACCCAGTGTTTTCTGCTCCTCTAGATATTTGAAAACTAAATTCTCCTAAACCAGATGATACAATTTTTAGAGCATCTTTTAAAGCATTATAAGCTAGAGTTTGTTTAGCTATATCCCCTGTACCAGTATCCATCTCTTCTCTAAGCTGTCTCATGCGACCTGTTAATTCTTTTATTTGTTCATCAACAGGAACAGCTACTGTTTTTAAAAGCATAGCTTCCCACTCATTCATAATTTCTATATTATCTACAGTAGTAGTTGATACAGATTTTATAGCTGTATTAACTAAGTCAGCATAATCAGCAGCTTCTTCAAGTCCTGCTAATTCAATCATTGATTGACTTACATCTGTTACAGCTGATACTAACCCTTTAAATCCTTTTTCTATCATTCTTTGTTCTTCACCAAGTTTAGAAAACCAATTAACTACTGAACCAATGGCATCAATACCAAAAAACTGTAATATAGATTGTATTGTAGTTACTGCAAAAAACAATAGATTTAATTTAGATAGCGCAAACCCTACTGCAGTACCAAATGCTGTAACAGCTACAGAAGCTACCTTAGTGCTTTTAGCTAAAAATCTGGAAGCTATTCCAGCTTGCTGTTCTGCCAAGGTTAGTTCTCTAACAGTTTGTGTTAATGCTCGTGTTCTTCCTCTTGATTTTTCTAAGGCTATATTTTTCTGTTCTAAAGTTCTATTACTTGCTCTAACTGCAACCTGAAAAGCACGTTCTTCAGCTATTTGAGCTTTTAATGCGTCTCTTGCTGCTTTTGCCTCAGCTACTGAACCAATAGAACCACTTAAAACAGCTTGTTTAGCTTTTGTAGCTTCTCCAGCTATCTCTCTACGACCTGCAAAACCTCCTTGACCAACAAAGCCTCCAGCAGCTTCTGTTGCTTTAGCAGTTGTAGCTGCAAATTGTTCTGAAGTCCCTCCTAGTTTTCGAGAAAAAGATTCTAAAGTTCCTAGAGCTTTATTAAGACCAACAACAGAAGATTGGGTAAATTGTGCTACTTGTTGTGCTGCTCCTCTAAATACAAGAGTAAATATACCTCCTAAAACTAAAAGAGTATTACCAAAATCTTTTGACAAAAAAGCCACAAAAGGTTCTATAAAATTGGCTATAGATATACCAATTTTAGTAGCTAAGTCTAAGAATTTTGCGGAAAGTTGTTCGAGAGATTTTTGCGCACTGCGAGAAGATAAGTCGATTTCATTAAATTTTCTCTGACCTTCTTCAGCTACAGCATTAGCAAACGCTTGACGACGTTCAAACTCAGTTAATGATCCTACGCTTCTATTTAACGATGCTGCATATTTTTCAACAGCTGGCTCAATACGAGTAAAGATACCAATTTCGTCTAATAGTTCAGGTTCTAGTTTAATAGCACCACGAAATACACGCTGAATAGACTCAGTTAAATTTCTACCCAAAGCTTTGGATGCTTTAGTAGCTACTTCAGTTAGTTGCTCAATTTGATCTGTATTAAAACCCGCAGATAAAGCAATGTTAGCATTTTGAGCAGCTTCAGCGGCTGTTAATTGACCTTGTGTTACTTCTTGAAGTTTAGATATAATAGCATCACCACTTAATCCAATTTCAGCAGCAAGTGTACGAGTACCTCTAATAGTAGTTTCAACTTGAGCAGCGCGAGATAGTGCAGAAAAAGCCTGCTGGACTGCAAAGATATTTGCAGCTGCACCAGCATAAGCAGCAACAAAACCGCCTAAGCCAGAGGCTTGAGCGGCAAATTGTCTACCTGAAGCAGCAGAAGCTTTTCCTAAATTTTGAGAGGAACGAGTAGTACGCTCTTGAGCTTGATTCAGCTTATTGACGTCTTTAGCAGCTTTATCAAAACCTTGTGTGGTAGCTTTGGTACGAATCTCATTTATTCTACTAGCCATTAATCATCCTATCTAAATTTGGAACCAGCTTTTGCTTTTCGTTCTTCTTGTTTACGCTTTTCTTCATAAAATTTGCTATATTCTTGAATACAAATTTGAAGCATTTCAAAAGTATCTTTCCAGTTTACCATTTGAAATATTGTCATAATATCTGATAAACCCGCATACTCTTTACCTAACCAAACTCCATTCATACCTTCAACTTTATCAGGTAATACATTCATTAATACTAAAGCTTGTTGAGCCTCTAAAGATAAATCTGAAGTATCAAGAGGTTGGTCATCAAAATCTTGCCAACCCATTTGATCTGCCATTAACCAATATTGTTCTTTTGTAATACCTCCACCTACAAAATTAGACTGGAGGTATTTTATTAGTTTTTTTCCGCTTCAGCTTTTTTTGTTACTGAAAACTGTTCAAAATCATTCATACAATCAGTAATAAACTGATCAAATACAGAAGAGTTTTTAATTAGTTCAAGAGCTTCTTCTTCTGAATAGGCTACGTTTTCTTCTAGATTAACCCCTGTTAAATCAACAGGCAAGAGTTGTGGAAGATTTTTTAATTTTAAACCTTTCCATCCTCTAATTGCTTTTTTAGTATAAGCTTCTAAAAACTTATCTTGATCAATCTCTTCTTCTCGCTGACGAGTACGTTTATTAAATTTATAAGTTAAACTTTGGTTTCTAATCTTAACTAGATCTTCTCTGCTAAGATACGCAATTTTTAAAATAAAACCATCAATGTCTGGATATTCTACTTCAGTGATAGTTTCTGTTGCAATTAAATTTGAAATTTTACTCATGTTTTCCCCCTACTAGGTGTTAATATAAAAAAAGGGTGTCCATCATTATTAGCTAAAACAGAGCTGAGGGGGAAGCTCGTTGTTGCTCATGATGAACACCCACATGAAATTATTTACCCCCTCAAGTAATAATTTTATTAGTTATTATCACTTTTTACGAAGAACTCAATCTCGTCTCCAGAACCACGCTGACCTTCTTGTGCAAGGAAGTCAACAGACATTCCAAGAACATCATCAATTTGATGAACTGGAAAGTTAAACTGCACTGCTGGCATTGCAATATGGAAATATGGAGCAGTTCCACCACCAATTTGAATGTTAGCAGAGCTAGTAATTGCGTGAGACACACGAGAGTCATTCACAACTTTGTTCAAGAACTGTGCAGAGTTTGCTCTTGTGGAGTTTTCTGAAGCAGATCTTAGATATGCAGTAAATGATCCTGTGATTGTTCTAGATCCTGTAAACTGCCCAATTGGAGTGTTCAGAGCAGCTAGTTCTTCTGGTGTTAGATATGTAACATCGTTAGAGTAGCTAAAGCTTAGACCAGTTACAGGGAATGAGTATACGTTAGCGCCTTCTGCAGCAGATCCTTGATGTGAAATCTCAATAGCACTTAGACGGTTTTTAATAAAGTCAACAGTATAAGTTGAACCTTCTACGTTCATTGTTGCATAAGGATGGTGTGAAGCTGCGGCTGTAGTAGTAATAGATGCATTAGGAGTAATAGTAGAACCATCGTTGTTAACTCCTCCAAATACAGCAATAGCCTTATTTCTTGCATCGCCTGTTAATTCAACCATTTCTGTACCAAAACCACTCCAAGTAGTAGTTGCAATTCCATCAACAGAAGCATCGATTTCACCACTGTTTACAATCGCTTTCTTAACTTGGTATACAAGGTTATCAAGCTTAAAGTACATATGATTTTCTTGAGCAATAGCAAAGTTAGAACGAGTTGAATGTGTGTTTGCTGATGCTGCAGTATTTGCTGATTTAATTTTAGCAGAAGAGGTGTTAGTATCATAGAACCACACAGACTGTTCACCACCGTTTGAAGATGCAGGAGCTGTATTACTAATTAATGATTGCCATAAATACCAATCAGCTACAGGTTTTGAATTTCCTGTTTCTGCTAATCCTGTACCTTGAGAAGGATCATTTACTTCTGCTCCAGTAGGTCTTAAATATGTTTGAAAATTCCACTCCACAGGATTACGTGCAGTGTTAAATCTTTGTACACTTCTGTCTGGGTCTAATCCACTCTCTAATGAGGTGATATCTTGAACCGCAGAATCAGCAGAAAGAGCGTACCCCGCTAAAACCTCAATTCTCCAGGTATTAGCAGGAGTAAGATCAGCAGCTGCTGTTGAAGTCAGCGACAAGTCTTTTATTGAGTAAAAGACTGTAGTATTTCTTTGTAAGTTTAGCTGAGTACCCGCCATTTTTTAACTCCTTAATTATCTAGTTCATACTCAATGATAAGTTCTATCTCACCAATTCCGTATGGTTTTACTAATCCCTCATCAGTATCTACACTGTTTATAGTTATATCTCTTATATCATATATACCAGTGTTCATATTATATATTACGTGTTCTATGTCTTGAATTAAACTATCTAATCCTTTAGATGAATCTTCCTCTGTGACATAAATTCTAAGAGTTAAAGTTATTATACCCGTGGTATTACCTAAAGTATTGTATACTCTAACCTCTTCTCCGACTTGAAAGTAGATCGAGGGGAAATCGTTTACTTCGTCTAAAAATTTTACTTTTCTAAATACATTACCATAAATATTATTTTGGAATGTATAAGATGAGTTTAAAGATGATATTGATTCATTTATCAACTTTAAGTTATTGAGAATATGATTAATAATATTTCTTCTCTGATTCGACATTATAAGTATAGCACCTGTAATTGGTTCTGGCAAACTAAATTTTTTTAAGTCCTAATAATTCTAAACTGTCTGCCGAACAATTCTTGAGCAGTTTGCCTAATCGTTGGTCTGATTAGTCTTTGTCCGACAGCATAAGGACGGGAATGAAATTTATCAAAATATTGAGATACGGGGGGATCAGCATAATAAGATATTAAACTTTTCTTATAATCAACTATAAATTGTAAAGAATTAACAAACTTACCAGTTCTATATTTTAATCCCTCAGTAGGGTTAGGATCACCTATTCTAGGCATTTTGCCTTCAATTTTGTTTCTCAAAATAGTAGTTAGTTGAATTGAAGAAATAAATCTACCAGTGTCTTTTACTGATTCTCTTCTTTTTACGTTTCCTCTTTTAATTTTACCTGATACTCTTGGAATACTACCACCAGTAGGAACTCCAAACAATATTTCAAAATCAAGTGATGGAGCGTTTTTAAATGTCTGAGTAGAAGTTTTTCTTTTACCATCTATTTTTTCTATAACCTTTTGAAACTCTTCTAAACTAGATGCTGTAACAGCTGCTCCTGATTCTGTTAATTGGTTAATTAAGTTTTTTTCAAAAGTTGAAGATAAGTTATATTGAATATTATTCTTTTTTAATTCAGTAACAAAAGGAGGAGAAGTAAAAGCAGTTTTTGGAAAAAATATATTTATTACATTAACAGAAGTGACTTTACCTTTTACAATATTTGCTTTTGAGATAAGCAAGTTTTTAGCCTTGTTATAAAACTGCATATGTAGTTCAGGATCATTATCTCTAATTAAGTTAAAGAATCCTGGACCTCCTACTTTAGCTCTGGCTGCTTTTAATACTTCTTCAGGGTTATTTACATCAAAAGATTGTTTTCCTACTTTACCAAAATCTTTATCTTGTCTTAATAATCCTGTTTGCTCAGCTTCAGTTGCTTGCAATTTAATAGCATCTAAAAGACTATTATTAAAACCAGAATATGCTGCCTGTCCGATAGTAGATCCATACTTACTACCTCTTTTTGCTTTTACTTCAGGTTGTAGTATGTCTTGTTCGTCAGTTCCAAGAATTCTAGATAAAACTCTAGCTATTCTTGGGCTTTCAATTTGTAGATCAGGAACACCGGCTACGTTTTTTGCTGCTTGTTCAGAAACTCTGCCTCCATAATATTTTGCTAGAGTTCCTTCAATTCTATCGCCCCATAACTTTTCTTGTCTAGCATTTTTAGTACCTGATAGTTGTCCCATAGCTTTAAACAAATTTGTATAATTATTTAATAACTCTGGTTCTGTAACTGTAACTTGATAAGCTATAATAGGCTTTGCCATTACATTACAATCCTGTACATTTCAAGAACTCTACGAATATGAGGAGGGAAGTTAGCACTTAATGAGTGCTGCTTACCTGATTCTCCACTTAGAGAGAATCCTGCATTTTCCTGAGTTTGTTTATGTAAAATTTTGATATAATCTAAAGTAGCAACTTTAATATCTCTTGGAATAATAGCATAACCACCATCATAAGTAATCTTAATACCAGATGGATAATCTTTAAACATAATATTAGGAATCACAGAAATATCAGGAGTACCTCTAACACCTCCTATATATCTTTTTACACCTCCAGTGCCTCCATCCCAAATATATTGAGGATCAGCACGAGAGTCATCTTTTATAGTAGAACTGTTATTAGTACCGTCTAAGTGTAGTAAAACTACAGTATTATCATCAGTTGGGTGTTGATAAGTAGGAGGAGTAAAAGTATTAGTATACTTAGCATCAATAGTTACTCTAATTTCATCAGCATAGCCTTTGAAATAGTTTTCCTCACCGCTAATATCACGTTTTCCTACAAATAGTGATGTTCCAGAAGAGAATGAAGGAACAGAGTTAGTTGTAGTCTGTGTGTCTACTAAAGCACCTTCTACAAATAATTTTAAACTATTATCTTCTCTAGTAACCGCATAATGTAAAAACGTATTTGCTCTAGAAGGATAATAAGAATTAACATTACCAACACCAGTTGTGTGATAAACATTCATAACCTCAGTGTTTGCACTTCTTGCTGTAAATTTAGCACCAAAATATGGATCAAATATTAATTCCATATAATTAGTATTACTAGAGGCTCTACTAATTAAAGTTTTGGTATTATTAAATAGTTCAGATCTAAAAAATCCTTCGATAGTAAAGTCGTCTGTTTGAAAATCAAACTTTTGATTATTAGAATCAGGATCGTTTACATAAATTGCTCCACTAGTACCATTAAACTGTAAAGAACTTTTTCCAAACTTCTTTCTTCTAGTGTTTAGAGACGCCCCAGCAACAGTTGTAACTGTAGAAGAGTCAAAATTATCAGATACAAACGAACCGTCACTACTTGGACCAAATAGTGTCATATGATTTTGTCCGTCAAATTCTGTTACTGATTTTACGCTATTGATAGGTAGTCTAGACACAAAAACCTGAGAAACTCCTCCATCAAAAGTTTCTGTATAAACATTACTTTTTATTTCTCTGCCGATATAACTTTCTACAACAGAACAAGCATAATGAATTAGATTACTTAATCTAGTATCATAAGTAGGACTATTAATTTGAAGATACTCTTTTACCTCTCCTAAAGTTACAAAAGGCACAGTTACTGATTGTGTCATAATTATACTCCTTAATCATCAAGAGTAGTAGTTTTTGATGTCTCAGTTACAACTTTTTTAGTAGTTGCGCTTACTGTTCTATTAGTTACAGTAGCAGCGGGCTTTGGAGCTTTGTGTTTTGCTCTCCACTTAGCTTTCATATCTTCTTTATCAATTCCTGTGTAGGTTAGCATTTGCTCAAGAAATTCTTGATAATCACTAATTGATAATAATCTTTGAATTGGATCCATTTTTTCCTCCTAGTAAAAAGGGGTAGGCGTTGTTTTACACCTACCCCGTTGTATTAACGCCTAGTTAATGATTTAATAGTCGAAACTATTAGGAACCAGAACGTACAACCGCTGCATAAGGATACTTAGAAGCATCTAGAGCCGCACTTGAGTTCGTGGTTAGCGCTTTAAAGTCAAAGCGTGTGCTCATGTACATCGCAGTGACCTGCTGGCGTGGTTCGTACTCGCTCTCGATTTCCATGCCGCGTCTTTCAGCAATCATGAATCCAGGCTTGTAGACAAGTGCGCCGATATCATAATCAGCACCGCCAACGTTATCTAGGAATTCAGTAATTACAACTGGAATTCCGTAGATGGCGCCAAGTGAACCTGTTAAGTAGGTCGCATTTGGTCCGAACTTATCAACTGTACGGAAGTCAGACTCAGCTACTAGTGAGTTATAACCTTCAACAGTTGTTAAGTATACTAGCTGATCACCAAGCTGTAGACCGTACTTACCAAGTAGGGCACGAGCAGAGGCAATGTTAGCTGGAGAGGCTTTAGTAGAGTTACCACCAGTTTGAACGTTAAGTGCAGAAGCGCCAACAGCGTTAGCTAGCTCAACAACACCTGTGATAACAGAAGCGAATCCAGCACCACCAGAAATAGCAGCAACAGAGTTAGCTGTAAATCCAGTTAGAGCGCCAGTACCACGTAGGATCGACTTATCGATAGAACGTGCTAGACGACGAGTTGCACCAGCGCGGAGGAAGTCGATAACAGGAAGAATTGTATCTTCTTCTTCATCTTTAGCAATATGAGTTGTAGCCATAAACTTGTGTGGTGTAAACTCAACAGCTTTGATCTGGTTATTACGTCCAGAAGTTGGTACGTTAGTTGTGTCTCCAATACCAGACGCATATGTACCGTTAGCAAACTGTGCAACGTCGTCAGTGGTATCTTCATCAGCAACTGGTACTCTGAAGGTTTTTGCATCAACAGCAATACGCTCAAACATTGGAGCAATTACTAACTGCTGCTGCATCTCTTCATAAATATTTGAAGAGAAGTTAGAAAGGAACTGGTCAACAGTTGTGACATCAGCTTTCATACGAGCACCAAACTTGGTGTCCATTGGATTAGACTTACCAAGAGCGTGTGCAAGCATAACAGCTTTTGCCTGATCAGCTGAACTCCAACGATCAGAGTTACGCTGAGACTCCTGCCATACCATCTTGCTGTTCTGAAGAGCAGCAATTTCTTCTCTATATTTTTCCATCTGAGCTTTTAACTCAGCAACAGCTTCGGTCTCACGAGGAGTGTAAGCGGTTGAGTGTGTTTCATGCACGATAGTTTGTTTATCTTGTGCATCTGTTTCAGCTAAAATAGCCTGACCAGTTTTTTCGATTAACTCAGCCACTCTAGGCTCAGAGACTTCTACTGGGGCGGCTTTAGCTTCTGCTTGTTTATTTTCGGTTGCGCCTGTGTCAATAGTTAGCACATCACCTGCAGTTTGAGTAGCCATGTCGTTATTCTCCTTTTCTACGGTATTAATTTCATGCCCATGTAGTTTTAAGGCTAGATCTCTATGATCATTTTCTTTCATTTGAGAAAGTTCGTTTACCATCACATTTAAGTAATTTGCGAAGACATAATCTGAATCAGACCAATCGTCTCCGTTTGATTTTAGGTTAAGTAGTTTGTTTAGTTTTTCTTGGAAATCAAAGCTACTTACAACTCTCTCGTCACTTTTCAAGTTAAATAAAGATTGTTCAGTACCTGTATTGGTTTCCATGTAGTGTGTTTTAATTTCTTGTCTGACTGAATCAGTTAAAGTACTAATAGCTGTATTGACCATATGAATATCGTATTTAGTACCGATATCCCATGAATTCACTACAGCAATATCTTCAGCCTTAACTGTAACTATATTATCTACTGTTTTTCCATTAACGTCAACTTCTAAAAATTTAAAGTTTGGTGATTCGGCAGTAGCAATTTTAGTAATTTTAAATCTTTTTCCTTCGTACTTTACAAAGGTTTCAGTGTCTAAACTAGAAGTCTCAGCAGATAAGAGATTTACGAAAGGAATTGGCGCCATTGGGTCAATCTCTTCAAAATCTTCTTCCTCTTCTTCGCCCTGTGACATTTCAAGAACAGGTTCTGCAGATTTTTCTTCAGTGACACTTTCTTCAGAAGTTTCTTCAGTTGCTTTTTCTTCCACTTCAATTGTCTCTGTAATTTCTTCTACAGCCTCAACATCGGTTTCAGAAATGGCTTCATCAGATTTCTCTTCTAAAACGGTATCTTCTGTTTCCATTTCTTCCTCGCTTTCTTTGAAATTTTTGACGAAGTTATCATATTCATCGTCTGCTTCAAAACTTTTTCTAATGCTGAATAGTGAATTTTGATTAGCGGGTACACTGACTACACTAATTTCTAATAATTCAACATCGGTAATAGTCATAGAATCTGAGTGAGGGTCATATTTACCATCTTTAACTCTGAATCCTACTGAAAAACTCTTTAAAGCTCCATCTTTAATTAAAGTTTGAACTCCATGTAATTTCTCAGCTGCATCACTAACATTACCTTCTACATAGATGCCTTTTTTATCAACAGTAACTTTTTCTACCTTTCCAATAGGCTGATCATGTTTATGTTGGTATAATAAAACAGGGTTTTTTCTGTAGTTGTCTACTCCTTTAGCCCACGCTTGTGCAGTAACAACATCTCCGACCCTGTCTTTATCAGTAGTATTTGCGTATCCAGCAATTTTTAATCCTCTAGAAGTTTTTGTTAACTTCTTGGCTTCAAAACTACTATTTAAATAAAAAGTTTTTTCCATTTTCTTTTCCTTTATTCGTTAGCGCTAGAATCTAATGATTCAGGCCTACCTCCTAAAGAAGGGTCAACAGCGCTTCCAGTTATATTTTGAGGAATTCTTATTGAATCGTTTTCCTCGCCATCTAATCTCTCTAATCCTAAACCAGATCTTGCTTCATTTACTGTTATAATACCAGTGTTAACAAGGGTTGAATAGTATACGGCTTGTGTCTTATTATCAGGTTGTAGCGCAGAAATAGCTGTTTTATCAGGCCTAATAACTACTCCACCATTAAAATAGTGGGAAAAAGCACTACAAAATAATGATAAAAGCGGTAATACTGTGTGATTATAAAATAACATTTCGTTTGCTGCAATATTAGCATTGTTACCGCTTTTTAGGAGAACATAAGGTACTCCTAAAGATTTTGCTATGTCTTGCTGAATTCTTTCGATAGAGTTTTCAAAATCTAATTCAGTAAAACTAATATTAGAAAACTTGTCTATTTTTAACCCGCCATCTAAAATTGCAGGACTTCTAGCTCCTTTAAATAAGGAAGAGTAGTTACTTCTCCAAGCTTCTAATAATCTTTCTTTTACTTTTGGACTTAAAACATTGTCTGTTTGAAGAACAAGTCCTGGAACCGCGTTATTCTTAAAAAAGACTCTTTGAAACTCTGTCATTTGATAGTATAATTCAAATAATCTTTCTAAGTTTCTTAATTTACTGGTTCCTCTAAAGATACTTTCCTCATTGTCTGATTTAATATGAATAACTTCATCAGGAGTAAAAGTAATTCTTTCTGCTTTTGATGTTTGTCTTGAAAATCCAAAATAATCTGTATTAGTATTGTGAATTAAGTAATTGTAGTGACTAACAAAAGTTTTTGAATCAGCAACAACTTCAACATCGTTTGCAGGTAGTAAATATAATCCACCGTTCTCTTTATCATAGTAGAAAAATGCATTACCGTCAAGATAAAAATCTAAAAATGCCCTTCTGAATAAACGAGCTCTATCCTCAAAGGGATTAGGCTTAGCATTCATTATTTTGTGAATTTTTTTAGCTGCACCGCCGTCTACTATTAAAGGCACGCTTGTAGCCGCGTTTATTATGACTTCAATAGATCTATTAACAATCTCTATCTGTCTATAGGCTGATTCAAAATCAACTATTGACTCTGGTAAATTGTAAGGATCTCTTGAAGCAATAAACGGTTGAGCAGGGTTAAGCTTTTCTCTTGTAGTAAGCCTGTCAGCAAGCCAATCTCTAATTCCCATTATGTTTCTCTTTTTGTATATTTATCCAGTTAATAATTTTCTTATCAAAAGAAATAGGATAAACTTGTCCATATAAATTATGTAAAAGACTGTGGTGAAAATTACATAAAGTGTATAAATTAGTATTATTTAAGTACTCTTTATAATCTTCTTTAAATTTTATTCTTATACTCTTAATGTACTCTACATCATCTATTCTGTCAATTTTATTTTCTTTACACCAGTGATGAAAGAGCTCAGAAATAGAATATATGTGATGTAATTCTAGTTTCTCTTTTGATCCACATATATAACAAGACTCATCATATTTATATTCTTTTTTGATATAATCTCGTATATATTTTATAGGGATTCTTTTAAGCATATATACTAACTTGTCCTCTCATATTAGAATATATTGCATATCTTATAGCATCACAACAATGAGAAGTCCAGTCGTGTAAAGGTTTTTGTTTTTCCGTTCTCTCATTCCATCTATAAGCAGCCATTGAATCAAAACTATGTCTAGCATTATCAATATCAAAAGTTAACTTATCATTATCAACTAAGTTTTGAACGGATAATATACCGTCATTTACACTTTTTTGAGCATTCTCACAATAAATATCATAGTCATATGCTAAATCAGCTTTAGTTTGTTGTGCTGCAGAATCAATATAAATTGTATCAATATCCCATTTATCTGCAATTTCTTTTATGTGTTCTGCGTGTACTGAAGTAGTTCCTTCTTTTGCTACATATTCATCTACAACAAAGTATTCATCATCTTTATTTTTAGCTAATACAACAAAAGCTGTTTCGTCTCTATAACCAATATCAAGACCTGCTATAAACTCATATCTATAATCACCCGGATTTATTTCTTCAATCTGTCTTAAATGCTTATTTTCGTCAATATTATAAATTTTACCTTCTAGAGTTACCCAATCACATTCATACTCTTGACCAAATAAGTTTCGGCTCATACTTTTACGAGCTTCTTCGATATCTTTTTGATTTAGTAAAGGGTTTGATTTCCAAGTAAATCTAGCACTTCCCCACTCTTCAAATTCTGGATCTTGCCCTCTTATATAGTACTCATATAAATAATTACCTTTTCCTCGTGGTGTTGATATCCACAAACAACGAGAATCAGGAAAGGTAGATAGCGCAGGTCTTAAATCTCTAGTAAAATACTCATCATTAGGAATAATTGCCGCTTCGTCGACTATTAACAAATTAGCCGCTCTACCAATTAAGCTATCTCTATTATTAGCAGATAGAAGTCTAAAAGTACTTCCATTAATTAATCTAATGACTTTATCTTTTTGATTAAATCTGTCAGTTTCTAATGCTAAATCTCTAATTATTTGAGTAGTATAATCCCAAATAATTGAAGACAAAGAAAAGTTCGGTGCAACAACCATTACCTGTGTTCCAGGTTCTAAAAGCTTAGCAAAGGCTAAAATGGCAGCGGCATAGGATTTTCCTGTACGACGTGCTGATATATGTACCCAAAATCGGTTATTCTCTAAACCTTCAACCATTCCCCACTGGCTTTCATTCAGCTTTAAATCAAGCTGGTTTACCATAGGGATTCTATGTAGAAGTTTTTCTAAATTGATTTTAAAAAATTTATCACTCATTATCTATACATATTTAAAATAGTATAAATAAATCCAGCAAGACCTCCGATAAACATGCCGATAAAGATTAAAGTTTTTAAACTAGTTTTACCTTGAGTAGCTAATACTTTTAAATCTTGTACTTCTTCAAAAGTATACTGAATTTGCTCTTGAAGTCTTTCAAAATTTTCCATGATTTTATCATATCTTTCAGCACAAATTGCTTCATGCTTGGACAGTTCGAGTTTTGTATTTTGGCTACGTTCGTGCAATGTCTCTACATCGTTTTGAAGCTGATCTAATTCTCTTTGTGTATCCATAAGAATTCTCCAACCCCCTCGCTAATTTATTTATGACCACTCAGTTGTTTTTGTATCAAACCAATTATTAGCCATTGTTGAAACCTCTGCATCTGTCATAACTACAGGATCTGTTTCTGGATCTTCGCTCTCTGTTGAAAAAGGATTAACAGAGTGCATAGTTAATATTCTAGTATTAAAAGTTTCTTTTGTAAATACTGTTAAAGTACTAGGAATATAATGTTCTGCACTATCACTAATACATCCAACATAGGTATGATTATTTGAGTTATACCAGTAACCACCATCATCAATCCAAATTGGGGTTTTTTTATTATTTGAGCGTGCTCTTACTTTGTGAAGTTTATATTCAACTATCATTTGAATTCTCCTCTAAATCGTTTTTAGGAAGAAACAGAGCATCCTCATCATAGTGATTTCTTAAGCCTTGTAAACTCATCCTTACTTCGTCTACTTTTAACTGATCAAGAAGTTTTTCGCACATTGCATCTAAAAACTCATACATAGGCTTAATTGTATAGTCATCTATTTTTTGTTCATACTCTAAAAAAGCAGCCATATCTAAATGTATTTTTCCAGGATTCACTCCTATTTGTTCTAGATACTCTTGCTCTCCTTTTGTAATTCTTCCACTTTGTCTAACATCTCTTAAACACTGAACTAAGCTTCTTTTTAAGTGTGATCTTGCTTCTTCTTTTTCAAAGTCTTGTTCAGTATAATCTTTATAATTTTCTTTTAAATCATCGTACAAATTAGATAAAGTTAATACATCTTTCATAGCACCTTCAACATATTTCATTCCATTAGCCATGCCGCTTTTTAGTTGAGCAATATCTATCTCTAACAACTGCTTTTTTAAGACATCTTTTTCTTTATCTAGTCTCTCTTCTTTTTGTTTTAGTTTAATCTCATTCTTTAAATAATTCCATTTTGCTTCTTCTAGTGCTTCTCTTTTTCTAGTCATTTCTGCACTAACTTGTCTTAAATTTTTCATTGGAGCTGCATAACTTAAGTTAATATGTCTCCAAGTCCATTGTGAATGAGATCTGTTCCAAATTCTTTCAGTCTCTGCAACATTAGCTATAGCTATGTCTACTTTTTTTGCATTTTCTGCTAGTGTCAAGTTGCCAAAACTTTTAACATTAGCCATATCACTAGTGTTAAAAACCTCAGAAATAGTAACACCTCTAGCTTCTTCAGCTACTTGTACTAAATCTTTATTATCTTTTGTTATTGTAATATCAGCCATGTTCCCCTCATTCTATGATATATTAAAACTTATTGAAATTCTATCTTCTGTATTTTCATTGGGCTCAACATAATGTTCTAACCATGATGGAAATATTATACAAGCTCCTGACTCTGGTGTCAACCCATAATTTTTAACTCTAATTCTGCTGGTCTCTGACCTACTAGCGGGATTGACTAAAATTAATCTGCCACAATTTTCTGGAACCCTTACATAATATACACCGCTAAGCTGTCCACTGTGTACATGGTGAGCATTATAGGAGTATTGTGAATTTATATTTAACCACATAGAATCTATATTTAAAGGAGCTTTTGTTCTCTCAGAAAACTCTTCTGCTATTCCAAAACTAATTTCATCTAACTTATCTATTAAAGGATGCAATAATTCTTTATACTCTTCAAAGATATAATCATGACTTTGCCAGCCTAAAAAATTAGAACGTTTTTTACCTTTTGAACTATTTTTTAACCAGTAAGCAAACTTAATTAGTTCTGTATTAAAAGATCCATAATTAGGCAGTTTAAACCCCCAAATCGGTATGGGCATTATGTTTTCTAAAAAATCATTATGGTTTATCATCTAAAATGAGTATATCCTTGAACCCAAATAACTAAAGACCACCTTGTTCCTCTAGTAACAGGGGTTACTCTATGTCTCATATAACTCGGAAATAAAATAACACTGCCTCTGTCTTTTGGCATAGTCACTGGCTGACCTTCATCAACCTGTAATTCTCCTCCTTCATAATCAGAGGGGTCAGAGAGCTGTACTACCATAGAGATTTTTCTTCCATAAGAATTACCTCCTCCTACATCAATATGCCAATCATAGTGTTGTTTAGTCTCATTACTTGTGTACTCTAGAAGTTGTAACCCATGCATAATACCTGCAATTTCAAAATCAAAATGATGTTGATTAGTTACATCCGCTATAAACATCATTTTTTCAAATAGACCATTTGTTTTTTCGTTGATGAAAATATTACGAACATAAACGTCACGAGTTTCTCTTCTAATTTCACCTCCGTTTTCTCCTACAGAGGCAAATTCTGGATATTCGTTTTTACCATATTCAATAACCCAATCACACTCATCTGGAGTAAAATACATTTCTCTTTTAGAGTGTTCAGCATTATGAAACACAAATCCAGGAGTTCTAGGTTTTTGTCTTGGAGCCATAAACTTTGCCATTATTCACCTACCTTAAACTCAAATTTTTCTGGAAGAGGCTTCTTTTCTTGAGTAGTTTCCCAAGGCTTTTTTGATAAGTTATCGTACATACTATGTAGTTCTTGAGACTCTTCCCAAGGTTTTTTTACTATAGTACGATTACCAGTTTTTGGAATTCCAAGAGAGGTTCTTCCGTCAAACTTACATTCTTGTGCATACGGACCGTTTGCATCTACATAGTGAAAAAATACTTGAGCTTGCCAATCGCCTCGATATTCTGGTCTCCAATGAGGCACTTCACAGCCTCTGTATAACATCATCTCTCCAAGACCAATTTCTATTTTTTTGCCGACCTTATCTTCATCATCTTTGCCTACATAGATAGGCCAAATAGGTTCACCTTCTTTAATACCGATAGTCATTGTACCAGAAATTTCACATGACGGACGATCTTTATGATACTCTAAAACTTCTCCATTTTGATAAATACGAGAGTATGTATACGCCGGTATTAATGATACTCCGATTAGATTACTTAAAGGAGCAGCTAGTCTCGCTAAAAGAGTGTCAAATAATGGATCTCCATAAATAGACCAAGATTTTGGACACTGTTTATCGTCTCCTCCTAAAGATACAGGTGGGACTAAAAGTCCCGCATCTCTTTTTACAAATAAATAATCAGTCATAAGAGAACACACCTCATGACTGACTACATCATTAAAAAGTATATATTTTTGATTTTTAAATACTTCTGCTATATTACTCATTATAATCTCCCCTCAATTTTGGATTATATGTTATTATATATTAAAAATTTTATCTAGTCAAGACTAATCATACTTTAACTTACAGATGGTAGATGTCGTATCTCTACTTTTGTGTTTGCTACAATAGGAGAGGTATTATTAAGTGTTAAAGTAGTTCCGCTAGTTACATAGTTATTTGCAGGTGTTTGCAATATACCACCAACTGTTACCATGATGGCAGAAGCTGAGGAGGGGGTCTCAGTCATAGTAAAGGTATTAGCTGTTCCATCTGCTGTATAAGAGTCGTTAGTTAAATTAGAAGTTGATGTTGATGTTATTAAATACCTTGCTTCAATTTCTGTATTAGCTACAATTGGAGCAGTATTACCGATTGTTAGGGTTGTTGCTGATGTAAAATAATCATCATTTGGACTTTGTAATAACCCATCAATTGCTACAAACATATTAGTTGCATTAGCTACACTACGAGACATGGTAAAAGTATTAGAACTACCATCGGCAGTAAACAGTTGTGACGCAAATTGATATGCTAAAGATACAGAAGTTGCAGAGACTGTAACAATTTGTGAGTTACCACTTGTCGGAGTAGCGTTTAAACCACCGCTAAAAATCAGAGAAGCTACAGCTGAATTAATTACTCCTGAAGCATTTTCTACTTTTACAGATCCTCCAGCACTGGCAATAGCTGAATTAGCATAAGAAGCAAACGAGTCTAGATTACCAGAAACATAGTTTACTCCGGTAGTTAAATTAGATTGTACAGTATTTAAATTAGTATCAAGAGCAAACGAAGAGTTAGCATATGAAGCAAAAGAGTCTAAGTTAGATTGAATTAGTCCAGAATTACCTCCTCCAGACACATACTCAACAGAATCATTTGCACTCACATAAGACAACACTGCTCCGTCAAAAGCATTTGCATTAGATAACAGTTTTAAATTAACTCTTTTTAATGATGTTGTCATTTATTATACCTCAGATAGTAACCAGCCTTGTGCTGTATTATAATACACTAACATAAAAGCAGCTCTATTTTGATTTACTGTAATATCGTCAGCCTGTCCCATTATATTAGAAGAATTTCTAGCGATAGTTATATTATTTGTTTCTGATGATCCTGTTGCGTCAATAACTCTTACAGAATTACCCATACTAGGAGAGCTTGGAAGAGTCATTGTGATTGTTTGAGAAGAACAATCAACAAAGTATGCTTTACCAGCCGACATTGTAGTATTAGAAGCAGCCTCTACCCAATAATATCCTGCAGAAGGGGATATGATATTAGAAGCATGAATATTATTCCAATTGTAAGTCTCCGATCCTAAATCATAAGTAGAACCAAGTGTTGGTAATAGGTTTGCAGTTTTAACAGTTATAGAATGTACATTACTGGTAAGTATTTGAGAATTAGAAGCATAAGCTTGAATACTCACTACTCCTGTTTCAGAAAGTTGTCTAATATCTACTTCAGTGCCTGTAGGAGGAGCAGAAGCAAAAGTTAAAGTTGTTGTATTTACAGTATAGTCTGAAACTGGTCTTTGTAATAAACCATCTACAGTAACTAGAATATTATGAGCATTAGAAGCTGTTGAAGGTAAGGTATAGTTTACAGTTGCTCCATCACCAGTACTAGTTGAAGTAGCTGTTACAGTATTACCCCCTCCAGAGCCTGAAAAAGTAGTATTTGCATAAGTTGCAAAAGCTGATAAGTTACCTTGAACTAAGTCGGCATCTCCACTACCGCCACCGCCACCGCCAGAAAAAGTAGCATTAGCATAGGTTGCATAAGCATCTAGATTACCTGCAATTACATTAATGTTTGTGTTTGCACCAGATAATCCAAAAGATACGCCATCTACATTAGCAGATACTGTATTTAAATTGGTATCTGTAGCAAATGTTGAGTTTGCATAAGATCCTAAAGTATCTACTTCAGTGCCTAAACTAGTAACAGTAGATTCTAGAGTAGATAAATTAGACTGTACAGTATTAATATTTGTATTAGCAGATGTTATAGCGTGTTCTACATTACCAAAACGTTCTGATGTGTTACCTGATGCTATATCAAGAGTTAAAGTATGACTGCTATGAGGAGAAGTCATATGGAAACCAGAGCCATCTGCTGTTTCAAAAATATGAACGTTACCAAGATGTAGAGATGCACCGCTTAACCATAAATCAGACCAAAGATGATCTGGAGAACCTAGAGCATACTCAATGTTACCAGAAGGAACTAGATTAGCATTTACTACAGTAATAGCTGTAGTATTAGAGGTTATTAAAGAGGATAAGTTAGACTGTACTGTATTTAAATTTGTGTTTGTAGCAAATGTTGAGTTTGAGTAGCTAGCAAACGAGTCTAGATTAGCATTAACTAGATTAGCGTCAGAAGAATTAGTTGCTACAAATTCAACAGAGCTATTCGCACTTACATAAGTAAGCACGTCACCTTCTGAAGCACCTATTGTGCTAAGTAAACTTGCATCAATTCTTGTTATAGACACTTATTAATTTCTCCTATGCCATTATTTTTTATTATACTGTAATTAATTTTAGTTGGCAAATATTATAAATTTAACCCTTAATTATTATCCAATCCATACTTGTGTTGGAGCACTGCTACTTTCTGATACAGTTACATTTGACCAAGGCTTAGATTGTAATATACTATTTCCTATTATTACATTTGACACTACGTTAATAGTATAAGATTCAATATTATAACTTGCCTGAGCAGGAAGAGTAGCAACATTTATACTGAGTCTTGTAAGAGTATTACTATAGTTTATAGTAGTTGGAATAGATATTGCATTGGCCACAACATTAGTTAATACATTAGCTGTAGCATTAGAGTATGCTAAACGATCTGTAGAAGCATTCCAAGTCATACTATTCTATCCTTACAGCATAAGTTACACAATCTTGTGACTGTTTTATCAGCATATAATTATCTCCATTTTCATCTTGAACTATCTTTCCGTCATTATGTTTTTGATTTTGATAAGCAGTAGCTTCCGTGGTATTAATTAATGCACTGTCTGTATAATAGTAGAGACCTTCCATAGTTTGATAAGGAATTCCTCTGAAAGGATTAAATAGTATAACTGGTGTTAGTGAACCAATCTTATTACCCGAAGAATCTCTTGTAGGTATCATTTGTGTATATGTGTTAACACTATTAAAGTAATGATGAGGCCCTATTCTCCAAGGAATTATATTACTATTGTTAGAGGGATTTGTCCCATTAACAGTATAATATGTACCTGTACTTTGAAGATAGTAATTATTATATTGTCTACCTGCGTCTGGAGTTAGATGATATGCTATAAAATCCCAGTGATATGGAGTTGTTCCTGTTCCTACTGCAGATGATGTAGCGCCTGTTGCACTTTTATAGAAACCAATAGAGTTAAATTGGTCATTTGCAGCAGCTAAAAAATGATCAGGAGTTCCAGCTAAGTCTGCTACTCCACAAATACGTTCAAATCCAACACCTTTTGTATGATTAGACCAAAAAAACACATATTTACTAGTTACAGACACATGCCACCAATCAGCCTCATCTGGTTCACTATTATTAAACCAAGCTCCGTAATTAGAACTGCTTGATGTGCTTTTTGTGTAAGTTAGATAATTTTCAGCCATTACTTCTGTGGCGCTATCTGCATCATATAAAGACATAAAAGGAGCCCAGTTATTATAATTAGTTTGTGTGTTCTTTCTCTTAATATGAAATCGTTTTTTAAACGATCTACCTGTTTTAGGACTATCAGCTTGCCAACTTCCGCCAAAATCGTAAGTGCTGGTAGAAGCATAAAAAGCAGTATTAGACCACCCTCCTGCTTCTGTATTAGAAACTACTTCAAGTGCTACTATTTCTCCTTGTCCTGAGCTTGAGTTTAAAGCAGTCACATTAGCTGTTGCTCCTGCCTCAGCTCTCATTGCCCAATCTACTGCAGTAATAAGCCCTGCTCCTCCATCACAATTACCATTGTCTTGAACTTTAACTTTTATATACATATTACGCTCCTGTTGGTATTAAATAGCAAGAATTTTCTGTGGCCTCGCTATTATTATAAGTAGCACCGCCTGTTTTATGAAACATCCACACAGCATACTCCACACCATTATAATTAATTAAGGTTCCTGGTTGTGCTATATCATCCGTAGTTCTATAAAGATCTTTTAATCTTGCAAAAAGAGGAAATGAATTTGTAGCGCCTTGATAAGGCATTAACATAACTGGAATTCTTTGATGTGCTTTTCCAGAGGATAAAGGTAATGAAGTAATGTTGTGTATTGCCCTTGGGTATATTGCTATATAGTTTACTCCATAATGTGTTTGTACTGTGTCGTGATACGTCTGACTAATGCTACTAGCTGATTGAATAGCATCTGCAGATGTAAGATATGTTGAGTTACTTACTACAAAGTAACTATCTGTATTAGATTGAGTAGCATTATTAAACTGACCAACATTGACATCGCCCATAAATATAGTAGGACAGGTATTAGTGTCAGATGAGTATGCCCAATCATCATAATCAGATTTAGGATAATCAAACATACCCAATGAACAAGCATTTTCTGCACTATTGCCATCAATTATTTGAATGAGAAATATTGATTCACTAATCCACATAAAACAAGTTGGAGTTTGGTTATAGTCTACATCCATTGTTTGTGTGGCGGAGGTGGTAACAGAATAGCCTGATGTCGAATTAGTAGGAACTAGATTAGTACCTCCTGCACTTGCCATTCTTGCTCGCCAATCATAAGTACCTGAAACTGTATCATATAGATAAAAAGTTCTATAAGCTGTCATCTCTGAGTGTTTTTTAAGAAACTGTAAAGTATTATCAGAATTGGAGGATGTATTGGTATTTTTGCTCACACTAGAATAATAACCTGTAGGCACTGTTCCTCTAAATACAGAACCATTAACATCTGCATAGGTTGAATTAAAACCAGATGTAGCGGTTATAGTGCCTTCTAAAATGTCTTTTATATCTTCAAAAAATGCATTGATTGTTGTTGCACTTTTTGATAGTCCTGATTTAAACTGATATTTAATAAATGCCATTTTAATCTCCTAACCCTGCTATGATCCTTGTGGCATCAGCAGGAACTGTAGGAGATTCGTCAGGGCTTGGTGTTATAACAATTAGATAATATTGTTGACCTCTGTCGCCTACAGTAGTTTCTAAATTAACAATGCCAACATGGTCTGTAATTGGATTCTCAGCCATATAGTTATGCTTATCATTTCTAGAACCATCAGTTACATGGTAGATAAAATACCCTAAGTTTTCATCATATTCTGTAACTGATGAAATAAAATCAATCTCTTCTTGTGTTAATGCCATTTTTCTCTCCTTAATTATTCTGAATATTTAATAGTAACATTTAAATCTGCTCCAGCAGTAGTACTGCCAATTCCTGTAACGTCAACTGTAAAATAGTCTCCTTCTGAGACTGTAATACTGGTCGCATTAGAAGCAACACTAGTATTGTCAGAAACTCTGATTATGCTATTTGAAACTCCATTTCTTTTTACATCTACAACTACGTCTGAACCTACAGGAGCTGTTGCAACTCGAGCAACTACGTTTGATACTGTAAGATTAAAAGGAGCAAACCACTTAACTGTTCCAGTAGTTATTGCTAGTGTACCAGCTTGTGAAAGTTGAACAGAAGCGTTTGAACTAGGCGGAATAGCACCGGCTTTTAACCACTGATTTGTTTTCCAAATATACAGACTTTCTGTATCTTGAGCAAAAGCAATATCACCGTCTGTATTATCTAACTGTGGAAGATAAGACTCTGTAGAATAAATTTCAACTGAAGCAACTAACGACGTTCCATCTGGAGCAACTAAAGTAGCTGTACCTGCTACTTCTTTAATCTTATCTTCAAAGCTTGGAGTATTTTCTACATAAGTAGATAGGTCCTGCGCTCCCCATTTACCTGACACAGCATCATAGACTAAACACATCTGGCTTGCTAGTTCAGGAAGCGGTCTAATTTCAATTTTTTGTGAATGACGTTCTTGTGAATGTTGACCATAGATTACATAGTTATTTTGCGCATTTAGTTCTACTTCTAGATCTTGTATTCTTATTGCACCTCTCATAGACCCATGATTACCACACTGGTAGTATAAAGTATCTGGAGCATCAGCTCCTACATTAAATATAACTGTGCCTGATTGTGTTCTTGAATTAGTTACATTAGAAGTAAATTCTCCTACATATTGTCCTGATACAAAGCCTGTTCCGTTATCCTCTGTGATATAAAAAGGATGACCAGTAGCATTTACTTTAAATATATACGTACCGCCTCTGTATAAAGGACCTAATGTTTGATTTTCTCCTTGTGCATTTGCAGAAAAACTGTATGCACCGGCTGCATTATTAGTTACTACATAGGTTATTTCTGGAGCTGTTAAAGTAGGCGGTGTAATGACCGAAGGAACTGTAAAAGCTATTCTTGCAACATTTGTTGTATTACCACTGTTTATAGCTGGATTACTAGCCGACGCATAACTGTAAGTTGGCCAACTAACTAAGTTATCATCTCCTGCTCCTTCAATCCACTTAAGTTTAAAAGCATGAGTCTGTGTCATCTCGTCGTGAATTTCGTTTGCATAATTATCAATTTGATAGATGCCTTGTTTATAAATAGGAACAGTTGTAAATACCTCGTTTTGTACAGTTCTTCTTGCAAAAGGTAGTGCAGAACGTTCCCAAGTCCACTTCCATGTTCCATGACCGCCAGCAGTATTTGAGTCTACATTTAATACTAGTTGTTCTGGTTCAACACTAGTTGAAAACTGTAAAAAGTCTGGTGAACTTTGAACTCCGTCATAAGCAATTTCATTATATCTTGGCATCTTTTAAACCTCTCCTAGTAGCCAGCCATATGCAGCAGTTGAGTAAATTAGTGTAAAACCAGCTGCATTTGAAGTGACTAATAAGTCTGTTGATTCTCTTTGAATTTTTTCTGAGTTTCCTCCAACAGTGATAGTGTTAGAAGCTGCTAATCCAGCTACGTCTACGATTT